GATACCACCCGATAAGCTGAAAACGATTTTTGAACCTTTTTACATGGCTGAGCCTGGCGAGCAGAACAAAGGACTCGGTCTTGGGCTTTTCATAGCCTCGCAAATTGCCGAAGCGCATGGCGGAAAGATGTCCGTGGACTCGAACAACTACAGGACCGTCTTTAGGTTTTCCATGCCAACCCAAAGACCATAGAAACTGAAAACCCGCAGCGTGGGAAACCACACTGCGGGTCCTCTGAACAAGAAATTTGCGGAGCAATCTCAACGCTGAGAGGAACGCTGCTCAACGCTCTTGTCCGGAAAAGCAACCCCAGAAAACAAAAAGGAGGCGTCTTCGTAGATACCAGTTCCCCTTCCAATTGACAACAATCACCAAGCCTGTTTTCAAACCGACGTCCAGTAAGGCAGTGTCGGCACATCCCATTGCCAAGATGTACGCAAAGCTCTCCTTGTTGCCCGTGTTTTGCTAGAAGAAACCAAGACCTTTGGTTTTGTCCAACCATTTGAAGATACCATCTGGTATCATCGCAGTCTCGTAAGCTGACGCTATTCGGAACACCTTGCCCCCCCCATCGAGAGTTGTCTCAAGTCGAACAACCGGAGCAATGCTGGCGGAAACAAAACTACGAAAAGAACGTCTGTCTGCCTCCCGTGCGCTTTTCGAAGCCCCACAGAAAGGGTCCTCAACCAACCGATCAGCGCTTGTCAGCTAAGATACGACCAACACTTTCCAACTTCCCTGCATTACAGCGCGCTGTTGCGCGCCAGCCCAATGCAAGCTCTGCAAGGCCGCCCTCTGTCCGGCTGCCCTTTGTCGGCTCCGGGCACGGCTCCAACAGAGACGACGGGATTTCGCGCTCGACATAGACCGGCACGGGGTCGCGGAAGAGACCGCTACAGCCCGTCAAAGACATCGCCAAGAAAATCAGACAAAGGCGCATGATATCCCTCCTTCCCTCTAAGTTCTTTCAGCTGGACCTGATGTGCAGCCCGCTCCGCTTGCAGGCGAGCTATGTGGGCATCGAGAACCGCAGCAGCTTGCCGCGCGTTTTCGATCTGGCGAGCCTGTACGGACAGGCGGCCTTGCGCGGCCTCTAGCTGATCCCGCAGGCCGTTATTGCGCCAGCCAAGATAGACCGAAACAATGCCGCAGATGATTGCGAGACCCAGGGTGCAAACAGCTATGACACGCATCACGCCGCCGCCCTCACGTCAGGAAGGTGCTCAGAGATCATCGCGCGGACGCGATCACCGACCACCAACGGATCGCCGGGCTTGCTCATACCGGGCAGCCAAGTGATGTCCCATTTCCATTTTTGCCGAATACCAAAGATCGGCTGGATCTCAGCATGAGTAGGCATCCCATATCGGTTGATCGGGATCCAATACTTAACGCTGTACTCTGCCGCCCACTTGCAGAACTCATCGAGCTGGCGCGGCGTCATAGGCGCGGATCCCCAGTCAAAGGGGCGCTCGACCGCACCCGCCATAGCATCGACGCAATGACCGATGGCACCGGTGTTGAAGTTGAGCGTGTGCGACGCCGCCTTTCCCACAGCATAGCGGGCCTGAGCCTCTGGCGGAAACTCTCCCTGCACTCGCGCGCCGTCATGGGTAACGAGGGAATTGTAGGCTGTGCGTTCGACCCCATTCACACCAACGGCCCCGCCGGACCAATGCAAATGAACCCGGCGCAATCCGGAATGGTGGAACAGGTGAGACACCTCAGAGCCCCGCACAGCCTTCAGAGCCACACTGAGGGCCATTCGGGTGCGCTTACCCATAATGCCATCAATAGGCCCCGGATTGTGGCCCAGGGCAGCGCAGCGAGCCTGCACATCACGGATGGAAAAGTTCATTGCGGGGCACCTCCTGATTTTCGGGGGAGTTCATGGCGAGCATCGCAGAGGCGAGGACCAGCCAAACAAGGACAGACAGAGCAAGACGCACCCGCCGCCAGAGCGACGAACGCAGGAAGCGAAGCCACCGCCCGGCACGCAAACGCAGCACCGGGCGAGATAGGGAAGCCAGAAGGCTAATAAGGGCGCTCAACTCTTCTGCCCTCCAAATGCGCTGATCACCTTGACCAGAAGCCCCATCAGCGGAGCCCGCGCCTTGCTGAAAAAGTCATGCGCGACATAGGCCACCAGAAACGCGATGATCAGAGTGAGCGCCGGGATATCGACCCCCCAAACGCCGCCTAGGAACTGGGCCGCCAACGGGCCACCCAGAACACCGATCATCATGTTGAAGACACTCACCACGACCGCGGGGCGCCAGCTCAGCTCTTCCTCCTCCAGGAGCGCCATGGCCACGCCCAGAAACACCACAACCACAACCGGCCAAGATGTCCCGTAGCTGGTCAGCATGGCTGTCACGGCCCCCAGCACCCCAGCCATCGCTGAGGAAAACAACTCCAGTTTCAAAAGCGTTGCTCCTTATCGCCAATTGTGGATTGTGACGGCCAACACCATGGCCAGCCTGCGAGCGCGCGAGACGCCATCGGCGCGCAGCGCCTCAGAAAACGGGGCCGCCGCACTCACCCGCCCCCAGCGCAACCGATGCAGGGCAAAATCATGCAGGGCAGCAGCCCGCAAATAGCGGGGGTCATGACGATCAAACGCCAGCCCAGCCCACCAGGGTATCGAAACATCAAACCGAAAGCCCGCGGGCACTGACACCCACAACCCAGATCCCTTCACCCCGATCTCCCACCGCACCGGCGCGGTGGTCACATATCGGTCGCCCCGGCGCGCATACCAGCGGGCCGGTTCAGGCAATTCTCCTGCCATCTTTCCTCTCACTAATGCCTCGAATGAACTCAGGGTCAGACCTTCAGTCTGCCCTCAATGCTGCTGCGCAGCCCTGCCGACTTGGAGAAGGTCAGCTCAACTGTCTCCAGAATGAACACGCGCCCATCAATACCCGGACGAATACCCCTGTATTGCATTGGCTGACCTGCCATTAGAGACGGATTGCCCAATACCGTGCAGCTGGTTCTGATTTGACCGCGCTGGATCTCTTTGGCTGCGGCCTCTGCAGCTCGCCGCGCCTCCGCCTCAGAGCTGAATGGATCCGACAAGACCCGCTCGCCGTTGGCCGCCTTATCAGCGGTTACGACAACCTCACGCCGCTTGGCCCCTGCCTTGTCCTGCCAGTAGCACTTGACGGTTTTGAACCGCTCCACATCGCTATCGGAGACACGACAGGTGCCGATCAACACGTCCTGCCGACCGATCACCGCTTCAGGGATATCATCTCCCGCCGCAGTCTTCCCCGCCCCCCGCTCCAACCAAAGCAGGCGCCCAGCCTTGATCGTAAACAGAGCATCATGGCGCCGGGCCAATCTCTCCAGAAAGTTCAGATCCGATTCATCCTGCTGCCCGATCCAGTCATACTTGTGACCGGCTACGGCATCAGCAATCTGCGGCTCCAGGTCATGCTCTTTGGCAATCTCAGTGACGATATCTTTCACCGTCGCACCATCCCAATGACGGGATTTCTGAGTTTTCATTTCGGCCCGGAAGTCAGCCGAATGCGCCCGGACGCGGATCACAAACGGCAAGCATTCATTCTCCACCTTATCAACAATGAAGGCACCCAGATCAGCAGCACCACGCAACCCCATGCGGACACTGACACGCACCACAGCGCCCCGCCTTGGCGATGCAAAATGCGGAGGACTGTCATCAAAGGACATTTCCAACGTATCCGCCTGCACGCCTTCGCGATCCGATATGCTCAACTCTATGAGCCGGTCGAAGAAGACCCCCGAAACAGGCACACCATCAACCGTAACCAGCAACACCGGATGCGTCGTCATGACCAAAGCCGCAACATGCCGTCGCCCTCCTGAGGCTGCAGATCCGGCAAGACAACCAGCACGCCCGCAGGCAAGCGATGGGCAACCTTTGCGATCAGCGGATTTGCCCTAAGGACCGCCTCCACCGCACCAGCTTGGCGCCCGTATGGACGGCAGCACGAATTGTCTTCTGGGGCAGCCCGACCTCCACAGCGAGCGTCCGCACCACCTGTGCGCGCGCCATATCGCCCGCACGGTTGATGGCCCGGTTGGCA